GGTTTGAAATAGACGGGAACCGTCGATTCGTTCTTGGTGATTTCACCGTGACTCACAACACGACCGTCTCCTTGGCTCTGGCGGCACACCTAAAAGTTCGAACACTCATTGTGGTTCACAAGGAGTTCCTGGCGAACCAGTGGCGTGATCGTATCAACGAGTTTTGTCCCGGGGCGAGTATAGGCCGTATCCAACAGGGTATACTGGATACGGACAAGGACTTTGTTATTGCTATGATTCAGACCCTGTGTAGCCGCGGGGAAGATATGATACCTCCAAAAACCTTTGACCAATTTGGACTCTTAATTGTAGATGAGGCACACCATATAGGCGCATCGGCTTTCTCACAGGCTATGTTCCGGTTCTGTCCCAAGTATACGCTGGGCCTGACGGCGACTCCGGACAGAAAGGATGGTCTGACACGTATCCTGTATTGGTTCCTTGGTCCCGAGTTCTTTAGAGTCCAAAGGACGGGACAAAAGACAACCAGGGTTGAGTGTGTTCAATTTAAAAGTGAATTGTTCAAAGAGTCTCCACCCGTGACTCGGTTTGGGAAACTCAACATGGCTGAGATGATCAATATAGTGACTGATATGCCAGACCGAAACAAGGTCATATGTTCTTTGGTTCGAGAGGCGCTCAAGGGGACTCGGCGAGTCCTGATTCTGACTGACCGTCGGGCCCATTGTCACTATTTTCATCAAGAATTCGGACATGAAGTCTCTGGTCTGTATTATGGCGGGCTCGGCGAAGCCGATCTGACCGAGTCTTCCAAAAAGAGAGTGGTCATAGGGACCTTTTCCATGGCCCAGGAAGGTCTTGATATTCCTGTTCTGGATACAGTCATCCTCGCGAGCCCAAAGTCCGACATCGTACAGGCTATAGGCCGAATCATGCGTGAGACTCCGGGTAAACAGAACGATCCCTTGATTTATGATATCGTAGACCATTGGTCCGTGTTCCACGCGATGGCTCGGAAACGGGCGAACGTGTACAGGGCGGCAGGGTTCGAGTCCAAGTCCGAAGGACTTGTCCCTTCCGAGCCTCCGAAGACTGAAATCTTTGGGAAGGGTCAGTGTCTTCTGTAATTAAATTCTAGTTCAAAATTAAATGATGATCACTCCAGGAGCCATCACCAGTCAGGCGTATGATAAGCAAGTCAAAATCAATGATGCCATTGAAAGGGACATTATTGATGTTGCAACAGTAAAGCCATGCGCATGTGCTGGAACACAGGCGTATGCCCCCGTGTACCAGTCGAGTGTGAATAAGTGACCAACTCCGTAGGAGTTGTTCCCCCGAGGGTCCTCTCTTAGAAAAGAGTCCCTGCGGGACTCGTTCACTTCCTAAGGGAGTCCATAATTCCCATCAAAATAACTCCACCAACAAAAGCCATGACTATATAATTACACTCTGTGTTGTCCGAAGACATGGGTACGCTCTTTGGGAGCTGAGGCGGTACATACGCTTTTGGCCTGGGTGACCAACTGTCTTCGAATGGCGCGTATGATAATACCATTGACCTATTTTAGGTTTAGAAAAAAAGCAAGTTCCGAAGGAACTTGGAGCCCTGGCCTCTCCCGAAAGTTTCAGGAGGCTTCGCTGGGTTTGTAAGCTGCGCTTACAAACTCACCTCCTTCTTCCCCTTCTTGGGTCCTCGCTTCTTGCCGCCTCCAACCTGCACCTCACGGGTATCTGGGTCGCCCTCGTCGATGGACACGATATCAGACACGGAGTCCGTCTCTTGAGACCGAGGTGGGCGTGTCATCATTGCTGGTGGAGGGCCCATCATATTCATCAGAGACCCAAAGTCCATACCGGGTCCACGCATCTCACGTGGACCGCCGGTTGGGGGACTGGGGAACGACGACACGTTTGGTGGAGCCCCCTGACCCTGCTGTGTCCGCTGAACAGCATCCATCATGTTCTGCATGAGCCCAGGGTTCTGCTGCATGACCTGAGTCACGTTCGGCACCGCCGCCTTGAACATACTGTTGGTCAAGTGGAACATCATAGCAGAACCACCGACCATCATAATCAGTTTGACCTCTGGTGCCACCTGGACCTTCGTCTTGTACTTGTTATACAGCTCCTCAAAGACCCCATCGTAATCATCGACATTCTCCATCATATTCTGAGACCAGCCGTTCAGCTCCAGATCAAAAGGGTCGAACTTGTCATTCAGGAACTCCAGACCGGTCACACAGGCAATGAGCATACGACGCTGGAACTTGATGGACCGGTCCACCTCGATACCGTACATCATACGCTTGTATTCCGTGCGAATCTCCTCGACGTCCGAGTAAATGGTCAGACGAGCACTAGTAGCAATACCCTTCTTCATCAACCGGCTAATCTTGTTCAGGAGGTCCGCCTTTTCGTCCTCGATCGTCTTGTACCCCTCGGAAGGCACCTGAGCGCCCCCACCAGGCTGGAACTCACCGCCCTCCTCCTGTCCCTCGTACTCCTCGCCCTCTTCACCACCGTCAAACTCTTCTGGGGGTGGGACTGGGGGTGCAGTACGCTTCCCAGGATTCATAAACATATCCAGACCGTCATCAGGAGCAGGGGCCTGTGCAGAAGGCCCTGGGGCCCGCTTTGCAAATGGACTTGGGCGAGCCGGCTTGGGCTTTATGGGGATCTTCCTCTCAGGAGCCACAATTGAAATCTCGTCCAACATCTTCACCTCGTCGTCATCCATTTTCATCGTCTGTCCAGCACCCGTATCGAAAGAAAACTCCATGGTCTAAGACTTTTGAAGAAAAGTGATTGTTCCCTTTAACGCGAATCGGACAGGTCAGCCTGTGGCTGACTTGGACTCGAGACCGAAAAAAATATAGACTATTCGTAAATGGCGAAGTTGGGCAAAATGTTGGTCCATGCAGTGATCATAGGTCTGCTTCTGGCAATCCTGGTTATACTGGTCAAGGAGCGTGGCGCCTCCTACAGCTCGGGCTACGAGCCATACCCTCTTGTGACGACCGCCGGTGCCAACGCCAGCGCGGACCCTGCAAGCATCTTTGATCTCAAGGTGGGTCTGAACTGTGTGGCCGGCCCGTCCGAGACGGCCGCGTACTACTCTCAGGGCTTGAACCCAGGTGGTCTGTGCAACTCGGGTGAGTACGTCCGGGACCAGCAGCGTGACTACTCCATCGCAAGCGGTATCGGTGGCTCTCTCCTGGAGGACAAGGATGGCGTCTATATGAATTAAGAGACCAGGGCGGGCAGCTCTGCTGCCCGGGCTGTGATACAATTGAGGAGGAGGCTGCGCCTCCCAGAGTCGCTGTGCGACTCTAATAAAACTCTAAACATTAAGTAGAATGAATACGTACCAGCTCCACGTTGATACGGGTTCCTCGTCAAATGTCGAGACCTATTCGGGTCAAATTGGACAGGCTTCGGTTTATAAGCAAAACGGGAATCCTTTCCAGTGTACAATTATTCTTGGAAATCGCCACAGGGCGATTCGCACGGCGGCTCTCAAGGATGCTCAAATCCCCGTGGGGTTCTATAACATTCGGGCACCATACAACACCATCACACTTAACAGCACGACATACACGGTCCCTCCAGGGAACTATAACATCACGACACTTATTAACGCTCTGAATTCCCAAATTACAAGTGCGGTCGGTGTGTTTGCCACAACTTCTACGACAAATCAGGTCTCTTTCACGTCGAATAACGGACAGGTCATTATTGGTGTGACTCCCTTGTCTCTCGGGTATTTCCTTGGGTTCACCAACGGCCAGACCGCTCCTGGCACAACCACATCCGTCACGGGAACCAACAGTTACATCACCAACTTTGATACGTGCTTCTATATTTGGATCCAAAATTTGGGAACGTCCTCTTTGGATGGTCAGCAAATTACATACAAAATTCCAAACAACACGGGCTCGGGCAGTATCATCCAGTACACAGAGGGGAGCGCATGGGAACAGAAGATTGTCGTGACCGACCGGTCGAACCGTCTTGACCGTCTCATCATAACAGTCATAGATCGGTTTGGAAACGTGCTCAATAATAACGGAATCGATTGGACGTTTACACTCGAGGTTGAATCCGACACGTAAAAAAATACACTACTAAAGTAATGAACTTGAACGCGACGCAGGGGAGCCCTTACCAGGGCCTTACCCAGACGCGTCCCTATGATTTCGGGACAGACGCTATTGAACGCCAGCGCGTGTCCCTCGGTCAGGCTATGATGGATGCTGATTTCGAGTACGGTCTCCAGGCAACCAAGTGGCAATCCTTCTATGATATTCGCAAATTCCCCACCTTTTTCGAGATTCCAGGAACAGATGCGACCCTCTCAAACGTCGTGTCCGATGGTACCGCCCCGTATTCCAACATTACCGTGTACTACAACAACGTCTATTCCCAGCCCCAAGTGACGGGCAA